ACACGCGTAAGATCGTCGGCAGCGTCAGATGTGTATAAGAGACAGATCTAGTATTGTTCCATCTATAATTGTTGGCTCTATCTCTATGGAATAATGCGTATTTTGTTGGTGGTCTAATGTTTTTTACAGCTTTATTCCATGCAGATATTTTTTCAGGGGATAACTGTTTAAATCTAGCATGACCTATTTCATGGTTAAAATTTTCACGATAATCTTGGTCAGTTAATGCGGGGTGTACTGTCATTTCAATAGTATTTGTTTCTGAAATAAATTCTCCTGCTGTTATTCTTCCCCTTGCAGTTGAGCCTCTTATTTTAATATCGGAGATAAGATCCTGTTCAGATTTTTCTATACTATTCCAAACTGTTCTGACTTTATTCAATGATTCGGTATCTACTTTCCTACCCATTGATATTTTAACATTACCATTAAAACCTGTTAAATCTTTGTTTGTTGCCTGTCTATTCGGCTCATCTTTCTTATCCTTTGGTTCACTATCCATATCATCTATGGCTTTCTTAACTAATGCATCTTTATCATCTCCTTTACCTATTGGAATTTTCTTACCACCTACAGTGATCCACTGTGTTTTATCGTCTTTTATATCTCGTTTTTTTTTGCTTCGTTACAGCATGAACATAGATAGCGTTCTTTCATACTAGACACAATATCTGATAGATTCTTTTCTATTGAAATAAATTCTGAATCTTTTCTTAGTAGTATTAATTCGTTAGTTAGGAAGGCTATATCATTCTCTAGCATTTCTATTTGATCGTGTATCATTGGCTCTGGATTTTCATCTGCCATCTTTTTAAATAAATCTAATGCGTCTGTCTTATTCTTAATTTGTTCTTCTAGGTTTTTTGCTTGTGAAGTCATAACATCTTGCATAATATTATCTACACTATTGTTATGTTCATCTACTTCTACCAGCTCTCCTTTATCGTTTCTTTTTAATGTCTTATGAATAAGTCCATCTCCACATTCTTTTATAATGTATTTTTCTATAATTGATACTGATGTTTCTGGTACTCCTGGTGTCTCTGTTAATGCTAATCCTTCTGGTCTTAATCCGTATGGCATGTGAAAACAATCTGTTTGGCCATTACAAACTTGCTGTACTGATGTAGGTGTTGCTTCTATTGATGTGTACAATAAACGATTCTTTGCTAGTATTGCAGCCGATGAATCTGTTATCTCGCCTTCATAGAATACTGTCTCTGTCTCTGCGTTATAGTGAAATGTTGCTTGACCAATAACTTTATTTCCGTCATGCTCCCAGTTCAATGGAACAGTTACTCCGTCAAATCTTTTTAATTCTTCTTTAGTGTATAAATTATGATTCCTTGATATACGTGGTATTAATGCTACTCCTGCTATTTTTGCGTTCTCATCAATACGAGTGTATGATTCAATATTCATATATGAATTTTTGTTCACATTATATAAAGAGAATTAATAAAAATAAAAAAAGAAAAATAAGTGTTATCTTCTGTGTAATGCTATTAATTCTGGATTGTTTCTCTCGAATTTCTCTATACTTTCACGATATGATTCTACTCCTGCTTCAAACATACCTAAATCTAAGTTGTAAATATACTCATCAAAACTGATTGTTTTTCTGCCTTTGTTGAGTGTGTCAATGTATGTTTTTGCTTTTGCATCATAAGTGCTGTATCTGTGTGTTTGTTTCATGTATAGAGTATGTGATATGCCATATATATAGTATCGTATTTGAAATAATTGACCATTTAGTTTAATCTTCTAATGGTAATACACCAGTAATATCTTCGTTTATGTCTATTGATTTTATATTATCGCATGTTTGGCACCTTACTAGCTTTGATGATATTGGTAAGAATCTCTCTCCTTCACACCATGAGCATACTAGTATTTTTGTCATTATCGTCTATGCGTAAAAGTCTTTTAAAAGACTATTAATCTCAAAGTATTTCGGTGTAAATCCTGCATGGCCACCGAATCCATCTTTATGATACATCTCTCTCATCATTATCTTATCAACAAACTCTATCTCTGCACCCGAATTATCAATACCAAATGCTTTCATGTATGGGTACATTATACTAGATTCATTATTACTCTTATCTTTATCTTCAATATAATGGCCTAATCCTAATGCATGACCAATCTCATGTAACATGATTTTTCTTATTGTTGCTTGGTCTAAATATTCTTGTGACTTTTTTGATGTTATATCTGCTTTAGCTAATTCTTCGTTACAACCTAAGCAAAATGATATGTTGCTGCCAATCTTCTCTGCTTGTACATATATTTTGATATACGAGTATTGATGTACTGAACGACTAAAATCAAATGATGTGTATGCTAATGCACTAGAATTAACAACATCTCCAGTATTAATATCAGCATACTCTATGAATACATTACACTCTGGAAAGTCTCTAACATCTTTATCAAAATGGTCCTCATAATCATATAGTCTCATAGGCATATACCAATCTCCATCTGTGAAATTATACATGTCTGTTTGCCATTCCATAACACTGTCAAATGTTATTTGTAAAAGATGTGATGAGTATCTAACTTGTAATTCTTCTATTGGTTCCATTATGCATACTGTAGGATTATCTTTGTGTATCACTCTCATAGTGTTGAATCTGTCCTCTGCGTGTATTAACGGTATGCTACTAATGCATACTAACGATACTAACAATACTAACAATACTTTCATTATCTTATGCCAGAATATTCAGCATAGATATGAAGATGTTGAACAGTTGCACCACCGGCTGATGTTGCTCTAAAATTCAATCTTTCTGGGGTGTCCATTGGAAATTGAAACAATTCGTTAAAATAAAATTTTTTTGCATCTGCTAAATCTACCCAGTTTGAACCACTATCGAATGTTAATTGTATTGCCTTCGAACTGGTTGTTGACATATTAAGAAAAATCATTTTTGCTCTATTATATATTCTTAAATCCTCGCTGAAAAATTCTTCATTCTGAGTAAATGATTGATTTGTTATCTCTGCTATAGGTTCTAATTTCATATTAAGCCTTGTAATAATTCGAACGAAGTAAATACTGTGGCCATGACACCAATTATAATGTAAAACTTTCTATCTTTGCCAGCTTGTTTCTTTTCTATATCAGCAAAATGTGAGTTTAATTCTATTTCCATCTTCATCATTCTTCCACAAAGATCATCTATTTTTACATCTGTTATATCTAGCTTATCTAATATTCTTTTAGTCATATCGTCAAATTCTGTCATTGACACTGGCAGCCTCTTTTAGTACATAGTGCGTGTTGATGTTCTTTACACATCTTACATCTTCTTAGTTTCTTAGGCTTTACTGATTCTAATTCTTTCTTATCTATTGGCTTATCATCTAATTGTACGTTATCTGCTTTAATCTTCTTGATAGAATTTGCTACTTGTAATTCCATATCTTCTTTGGCTGAAATTTCTTTATCGTCTGTTAGTTCTATTCCTACATTCTTTCGAACCCATTCTCTAAATTCATTTAATGTTATATTGCCCTTCTCTTTCATGTCTATCACTTGCTCCACTTGTAACTCCATTACATTCTGTGTTGTAAATTGTATTTGACAATCCTCATTATCTGGATCAAATCCTAAAAAGATTAGTATTGGATCAAATAATTCATGTTTTAGTTTGTTAGCTAAATATCTTTGATAACCTCTCACTCGTTTCTGTACTATAGTCTCTGTAGTATCTGATGATGCTCTGCTAGTAAAATCGCCTGTCATAATATCGTGTGGGAATTGTGTACCTAGCTCAAATGTTTTCTGTATATGTGTTATAAAGTCTGTATATTTACTTGCACCAGATGTTTCGAAAAATTCAATCTCTGGTTTAACCTTCTGTACTCGTTTATCTCCTGGTTTATACTCGGACCATCTTCTTGCTTCCTTTCTTAGATAATCATCATTAGCACCATTATATGTAATTGTTGTAATTGGATATGCATTATTCAATACTATAGATACCATCGCATCTTCTAAACCCCACATGGCCTCTACTAATGGTGGCATAGTACGATTGCCTAATGTTCTTGGTACTGCTAGAGAATAGAATAGTGATTTGCCCCAAGGCTGCCTGCTATATGATGTTAAATTAAATTCAATAAACTTACCTAATGAATCTTTACCTAACTGCATTAATCCACCTGTCTGTGTTCGTGTCTCATAGTATTCAAGGTCTCCAAATTCATCTCTTTTCTTTGATAGTACGGTACTCATATCTACCTCTAAAACATCTTGAATGTCTCCTTCATCTAGTTTCTCTAATATGCCGTTACCTGTTATCAATATGGTAGTTACTAGATTTTCAAATTTATCATAAAAGTTTGTACGTCTTATCCAATCTTGTATTTGTTGCTGTGCCTCTTCACTCTTACATGTTACATTCATATCTGTACCTGTTATCATTTCAGAATATGATGCTACTGCTATTCTTATCTGTGGTGTTCTATCATGATAATCTAATAATCTTTCAAATGTTGTATGTTCTGGTCTTTCTCTTACCCAGTCTCTTTTAATAATTCTGGCCTCTGGGTGTTTGTTAGATATATTTTTCTCCTCTATCTGTGCAGGAGTTTTTTTCGATTTAGCCATTATCCTGTTGGTCCCTCTAATATTAATAATTCAACATGATTTAATGTTGACTCTCTAACTCCTGTTTTAATGAGTTCAACCTTAACTTCATATAATCCAAATATTGGTGCTTCTCCTTCTTGTAGTGCGTATGACCAGGTGCCACCTGATGCTGATACTATACTTGCAGTTTTATTAAATCTGTCTCCTATTGTTCTTGGCTTGAACATTCTTACTTTAATTGTATAACCTGTTAATGTTTTCTTTTGTGAACGATTCTTATCTGTATAAATTGTACCTGTTAGTTTATTCTCTGATGAAAAGTCTCCACGATACCATCTATCTTGATCTAATGCTAAGTATATGCCGTAGGCCAATTATAATTTTACACCGAATTGTTTAAAGTCTTTCTCAGATATACCGTACACTTTCCATATACGAGTATCTTTAAGTCTGTTTAATTCAAATGCTATCTTTTCTTTTGGTGCTTGAGAAGTAAGTCCTAGTTTATTTCTGATAATAGAATAATCTTCTGATTTTTTAACGGTGTCCTTACCTTTACTAGCAAACATATAGTTATGTTTCAAATTTTATTATTAAGAGAATTAATAACCTAATCCACCAGATTTATTGAACCACTCTCTAATCTTTCTATCTACCATGTGAGCTGTTGTTCTTTGTGGGTCTGGGTCATGCTTTTCTATTCTGTCTATCTCTTTGATAATATCATCTATCAGAGTGTTTACTGATGTTGAGAATCCTTCTAGTATTTTCTCATGGTCAAGATTAACTAACATTATTCTATTCATTCATGAAATATAATAGAGAAGTAATAAAAAAAAGAATTATGCTGAATACATGTTGTATTCTGCTTGTGTCTCTATTCTATCATGGACAGATATTGGCTGATTTGATGGGAATCTACTGTCACTTGAGTATACAAAGTTTCCTCCTGCCATTGATAGACCAGTCTTTTTTGGATTTACTGGCTCAGCGTGTAGATATTTCTCTGAACCTATAGTTCTTTCTACCAGTTGCAATACTGGATAATCTTCTTCTTCTACATCTTCACCTTCTCCCCATTGAAGAATAGTTTTTGTTGCTTTACTTGTTACTCCACCTAAAGTACTATCACCTAAATCTGATTTAAAAATCCAGACTAGTTGGTTTTGTTTTATTGTTTGTTTTGTGTTCATGTATAGAATACACTATATGCACTATATTAACCTTGAGATATGTGATTCTTCTCTATATGGTCAACTAATTTTGACTTTGTTTTGAATCCTTCTCTCATACACCAGGCACATCTATATTTACTCATGCTTTGTCATATACTCTATCTTGGCCACTGTTTCGGCTAATAGTCTTGTGTATTTCTTCTTGGCCTTTATTGCATACATGAGGCTACGATATTTTACGCTACATTCATCTGAACAGAATTTATGTCTAAATGTTAATTGTGTACATATCCAGCATGGCTTCTCTGCTATGCCTTTTCTAACTCTCATGTGGTTCTTTCTATTCTCTCTTATTGATATGACTGAACATTCTTTGCAGTATTTTCTAGATGGTCCTCTATCTATCTGTGGTATCTCTTTCTTACATCTTATACAATCTAACAATACGTTCTTAAATCTCATTATTCATCATCAAGTTTTGTTTATTATTAAATCTTTCAATAGTATCATTTAGTTCAGTTCTATAATCCTCTCTATTCTTAATGTGTGCTTCTAGTGAACCATCTTCTGCTGTTATCAATACTACAATTTGCTCTATCTTTTGGCCTGTTAGTTCTTCCCACATTATACTATATGCTGTAGTCTGCAAGAAATACTTTAGAATCCATTCTTCCTTCTTTTTCTTTGATGAAGTCTTAAAGTCAATTATGCTTGGTATGCCATCATATTCTGCTATACAATCAGCAGTTCCAGCTAACCCTAATTTCTTTGAACATACTCGAATCTCTAACCCTGAGATATTATTAATATTATTCAATAGTGTTTTGATATTGTTAAAGTGAGCATTGGCAAATAGATTAGGCTCTATGTTTAGTTTGTTGTAAAGATAACGTTCTATCATATCATGCATCTTAGTGCCTAGATTCATAGCTCTCCTGGATATATAATCTGCTACATCATAACCGACTGATTCACGCCACTGTGTTAAAGAGTCATTATCTTCATGGCCAACTACATTAGTAACAGATTCATAACGATTGTTATTATCATCATAATATACACGCTTGTGATTTTCATTCTTTCTAGTTAGTTTTGGTATATCATATTTTGTCTCTATATGGTCGAACAATTTTACACCTGGATAATAACACTTCATACACATATTAAACCTTGTGTCAAAGTATAATGCAAAGGATCTATCTATACCACATTTCTTACACTTTCTCAATCGCTTCCATCTCCTTCTGCTTGTGATTCATCATTAAGCCAATCCCATTCTGCTCTCTCTTTATCCATTATCATCTAACATCATTTTTAAATTGTTATATATTGTACTCATTTTAACATATTGATCTGGCTCATCTGCCATGACTTCTAGATATGCTCTTATGTGAGATTCTAAGAAACAGTGAGTACATATCTTCTTATCTTTCAAACTCTCTTTTAGACTAAATACAAATCTTTTCATCTCATCTTCATTCAAAGTTTTCAGTCTCCAAGAATACACTCTTTTTGCCCTTTTTAACATCTGTTTCTATTTTTCCGTTCATTATATCTGTATGTGAATAATCGTATTCTTTTAAATCCCAACAAGCCATAATGAAACAATCTAATACATCTGCGTTTAATTCCTCTTTATCTATACCACCACGCTTATCAAACTTGGCTGCTCTCATCTGTGATATTAATTTAGTGTGATTTGGGTGTATCTTTACTTTACCATTCTTTACCATCTGTGCTGAGTTTATTGTCATTTTTGAACGAAGCGATTGTATGTTAGCAGATTCATGGTCTCTTATTTGCAGACCAAAATTAATAGGTAGTGCTGGAATACCTCTCTCCTCTAGGTCCCTTATGAACCCTGGGTGTGCTGAATCTATCTTACAGTTCTGATTGAAACGGTTTGCCATATCAAACATAACATCTAGCATAGCTGATGGTGATGGTCTTGGAAATTCATTAGCCTCTATCACGTATAATGCATCATCTCTTATCTCTGCACCTAGTACGCCAAAGTTTGATGAACCAAATGCTGGGTCCCCATAACAACCTGAACGACCACCGATTATATCTAAATCATACTCCTGTATTACATTATCAATACCTTCGAATATATCTCCTATACCATAACCATACTTTAGATTATACTCTCTTTCAAATGATGGATTCTGTACCTTCTCTATCTCTATTATTGTAGGATCATATACTTTGTTTAATCCATGTGTATAATCATATTCTTTCATTATGTAGCCATTATTCTCTTCCTCTTCCATTCTTTCAAATAATCCACCTGGCATGTTAGGTGTACTAACCATAGTGATATATGCATCACCTTTAGCTCTATATCTCTCTGCTACTGTACGTGCTTCATCTTGATACCTTAATGGAAAAAAGTCTCCTTCATCTAAGAATACAAGTTTAGGATTTAAGCCTCTAGCTGGCTCTAAGTGGTTGGTAGGAAATGCTTCTATCTTACAGCCATTTAATATGACTAGTGATTCTTTTGTCTTAAACTCTTTGCCTACGAATAGACCTTTTATTCTTCCTATTACTTTATTTGTTAATGCTTGGTTTGCACCTGTAATTATAACGACTGATACATCTACTTGATCATTCTTCCATACGTTATCTTTAACACAATTCCAGGCTAACCATCTAACCATGAACTCTGTAATGCCTAATCCGGTGGCCTTCTTAACCCATAGCTTTTTGTTTTTCTCTAGTATAGTTGCTAATTCTTCTTCATAATCTGTGTACTCTAATTTCTTTGGTAGTAGATTCCAAAAATCTTTAAATGATAATCCTACATATTGCTGAAAATCTATGTCTAATGGTTCTGTATTATCTTGTACTATACGTCTTGCTTGTTCTATGTTATATGTGAATACAGTCATGTTTGACTCAGCTCTGGATATTTCTTATTGTGTAGTGAAATTATCTTTCTTAAGCCAGTAACTTCTTGAACGTATGGTTGTATTAGTTTCTCTATGATAGACATTCTTCTGAAATATCCCTCTGCTTTATCATGATTGCCTTTCCTTGTTTCTTCCCAGAATTGTTTTTCCATACGCTTGAATATAGATTCCCATCTTCTGCCTCTCTTATCCATATCCCACCATGCAGACTTCATAAGTATCATATTATGTGAGTAAACACGACTAATAAAAAGTAAGAAGTAATAAAAAAAAAGAAAGATTAGAGTTCTTCGCCTTGCTCTTGAGCAATAGCAAGACCTCTAAGTCTAAGCATTTCTTTGTATTCGAGTTGTTGTTTTGTGTTCATACTTAGAATATGGTATATGCTCTATATATAGTATCGTATTAGTTAATTTTGACCTATTTGTCTAATTTTATAGTAGTGTTTGTTGTTTTATATCACATTTCATAAATGGTGTGTTTGGTTTGTTATATGTTGTATCTGATAATGATGTATTGTCAATAAATCCATCTAATAGTAGATTCCATCTTATTTTTTGAAAATTAGAGTTGGCATGAAAAGACCAAAACGTGTTTACAATATGTCTTTTGGTTGTGTTGTTTATACTCTCTTTTACTAGGTCATATTTCTTTGGTTTTCTGATTTTTATCTTTGATGCTAATATTTTCTTTATCCATTCTGTGCAGTTAAAATCTTTTTTTATTACTATCTGTGTGTTCTTTTTGTGGGTTTCTATATGTTCTTCTATTGTTTTTTCTAAGTTATCTGTTGTGGTTGCTCCCATCTCACTCATTAACGGTGTATTTGGTGCAATTACTGGTGTTTTGAAATATAATGAGTCTAATAATGCCATGTTCCAAGTAGCATAGCCACTAACATTACAAATACTAAAATGGCTTTTCTTTAATAAATAACCATAGTTTTTAAATGGTATATTTTGTGTTATTATCCATTCACGATTCACATCTGTGCAACAATCTGTGTTTTCGTCTGTTAACCATAGTACCTGTCTCTTATACACATCTCCGAGCCCACGAGACGGACTCCTATCTCGTATGC